CCAATCGGCCGAGTCCTGGCCGGCGAACTCATTCTCGGGCGTCGTCGCGCCACCGCCGAGGTCGCGGGTGTGGACCACCGTGTCATAAACGCGCTCGCCAGCGCCAGGGATGAGGGTGATCGCCTCGATGATGTCCTCGAGGCCCGACCCATCCGACGGCGAGACGCGGCGGAAGACTTCGAAGGTCAACTGCGGCAGGCGATTGCCGAACTGGGTGATCTCAAGGCTTTCAAAGACAGCATAGGCGGTGCCGCGATAGGCGGGCGTGTTCGTGGAGCCTTCCTTGCCTTCGATCAGCGAATCCGGCGACTGCCCGAAGCCGCCGCGATGCAGGCGCATCGTGACGCCCTTCATGTCGAGCTGCTTGCCGTCCGCCCAGATCCTCCCGATCCGATCGATTTGGCCTTCGCACAGCCCGACTGCGAAATTGGCATGGTAGGTGTAGGTGGTCGTTTCGACAGTCGATCCGCCGCCACCTTTGCCGCCGCCGCCACTCGTCTCGGTTTTGGCCACCTCCTTGAACTTGGTCGCCCAGATGATCTGGCCCGCGAGCCGCACACGGCCAGCGATTTCGGGAATGGCAGCGCCCTCGGTCGATGCCTGGACCTTGAGGCTGTCGAGCCGCGGTCCTTCGACCTTCTGCGGTCCGGGACCGAATAGCCGGGCGTCGATGTAGCTGCCGGCGACGGTCGCGACCGCGCCGGCGATCGTGGTGATCCATGCAGCCGCGCCCTGCGTCAGGGCCGTGGCCGCGACGGTAAGAAGCAGGGTCGCCATGGAGTTTAGTCCGTCAGGTCGGGAAAGGAAAACGCGAAGCGCAGGCGCCGCGAGCGGTCGCCTCCGCTCCATAGCGTGACTTCCGCGACGGGATGGCTTTCGATCGAGTGCACCATCCGATCGGATGCCGCCATGATGGCGCAGTGCTTCGCCGGCGCCCGCTCCTTCATGGCAAAGAGCAACACATCGCCGGGGCGGGCAGAGCCGATCGCTACCGGGATCATGTGCCGACCGGCGGCTTCGGCCAGCGTCTCACGACCTCGCGCCTCGGCCCAATCGTGCGTGTAAGGCGGCGGGTTCTCCGGCTCGCGGCCATAGATTTCCCGCCAGACGCCGCGCACGAGGCCAAGGCAATCGCAGCCGACGCCCCTCAACGAGGCCTGATGGCGATAGGGCGTGCCGATCCAGGAGCGCGCCGCAGCGACGATCTCGGCTCGGCTAATCATTGAACGACTTGCCGTCGTTGCGGTCGCTTTGGCGAGCGTAGGAGAGCGCATAGTCGTTGCCGGGCATGTGCGGGAAGCCGCCGAAATTGATGACATTCGAGAATCGGTCGCGGCAGGTCTCAAAGCGCTTGTCGCAACCGGCGGTGATCGTGAACGTGTCGCCAATCTGGATTGGACGCGGCATCGGCAGGAACAGCGAAAGCCGCGAGTTGGGTGTTCCTTGAGAGTGGGCCTTCACCTCGATCTCAAGGCCGTCATTGCTGCCGGAGAGCCAGGTGATCTTGCCGCGGCTGAAAATCCCGGAGGCGAACGATCCGAACCCGCTCGCGGTGAAGTCGAAGTTGCTAATGACGCTTGCAACCGTCCCGCTACCGTGATGGCCGGCGCCGCCGAGATCGATCCCGCAGCGCGTATCGCCGAGCTCCCAGGCGCAGGTCCGCTGGAACACGCGCCCGGCGGTCTGCTCGAGCCTCGCGGCAAGGCCGCGAAGCTCGGCCGAGAAGGCCGTTTCGCCACGGGTGACGTTGCCGAGGAAACCCGACCGCACGATCACGCGCTGCGACACGTCCTGCCAGTTGACCCGCAGGATCGTGACCGACGCGTCGTCATAGAGGCCGGCATTGAGATCATCCTCGGTAATCGCGGCCGACGACAGCGCGCCGTCCACGTCGAGGTTCGAAACGGCAAGCCCAAGCTGGTCCTCGATCGCCGTCGCGGTGAAGCCGCTCGCCGCCTTGTAGGTCGTGTCGTCGAATAGGAGATCCCGGTCATGATCGGTGAAGCCCAGAACGGAGCCATCCTGCCGCTGGACCCGCCAGCAATGGCAAAGCGTGGTGACCCCGCCGGCAAGATGCGCGGCGAGGCCTGCATCGAGCGTCTTCATTCGTTGACCTCGATCAGGTTGATCTGCGGGACGATCTGCTGGTCCCAGGTATTCGCCTGAACCGGCAGCTTGTCGGTATCGAAACGGACGGGAACGTCGAAATCGAACGTCGCTGTCGGCGCCGATCCGGGTGGACTGCCGAATGTCACCAAGCCGGTCAGATGATCGATGCCGGATGGTGTGACCGGCGATCCGCCGACCTTGATCGCAACCGTCCCTGAGACGGGCTTGGTGATCGTGCGGACGTGCTCGTAGCCGCCGATGTTGTAGCGCTTGACCAGCTGCCAGACGGTCGGCGTGATCTGGACCATCGCCACGTCGGCAGCCGCATAGTCGTTCCAATCCTTGAAGCGGAACGAGTAGCCACGCCCCTTCACCACATAGAAATGGGCGATGACCGCCTGCATCTCCGCCCGCGTGCGGATGCCGGTCGAGATGTTCCATTCGCCGCGCCCGTTTGCCCATTGGATATTGCGGCGCTCTGATCCCGAGCCGAGCGTCACGACGTTGGTCGAAAAGCCCGGCCCGCCGGTCGCGCCGCGGGCCACCGCGTTCGGAAAAGTGATGTCGAGGAAGGGCTGCGGCATGGCTATCTTCCCCGCATGCCGATCTGCACCGCGCGCGAGAGATCGGCGGCAAGCTGCGTGCGGCTCGCCTGGAACGCGGACGGGTTCGGCGTCTGGATGGTCACGTTGACGATGGGCGACCCCGCCGAACCGCGTGCGTTGTAGCTTTCCGCCTCCCGCCGGCTGAGGACGCGCTCGCCGCGTTGGAGGATCGCCGGAATTTCATCGGGCAAGAGGAACGCGCCGTCATGGAAGCGCGGGGCGTTGCGGAACACGGCCGCCGGCAAGAGGATCGGCCGTCCATCGATGCCAGCGACTCCGCCCTCGTGGAACTTCAGGCCCTTGAGCAGAGAGCCGATGATTCCGCCGACCGACGACATGGTCGGCAGGTTGGTGCCGAACAGGAGGTTCTTCAGCGGATTGAGAAGCGCAAGCTTCAAGAGCTCCTTGTTGATATCGAGAATCGCGGCCCGCCCAGCGTCCGCCCAGGATTTCCAGTCGGTCTTTCCTTGGGCGATCAAGTCGGCGAAGCGGTTGAACACCGTGTCAGTGAGGCCCATCAGCGCCTGGGTGGAGGCTCGCGCCAGGGCAAGCGATTGGTTCAGGCGTTCGATCGCGCCGGCGTTGGCGATGATGGCCTGCGCTTCCTGCGAACTGAGATCGATGCCGCGCTGGACGAGCTGCTGCTTCGTTTGAAGCTGCGCGATCTCGATCGCGGCGAGCGACTCGTTCGTCCCGGCAAGTGCGATCTGCCGCTGGAGAAGCGCGATCTGGTCCTTCTGGGTTTCAATCTGGCCGAGCGCTGTATTCCGCGCTTCTTCCGCATTCAGGCTGCCATAGGCCGCGCGGAGCGCATCGATGACGCGCGTGAGCGTCGTCTTCGCGTCGCCCTCGGCAAGCGACTGCGCCACAAGCAGCGGGCGCAACGCCTGCTCGACTTGCATCTGACGGCGCGCCTGCTCGATTGTCATCGATCCGGCTGCGACGGCATCGTTCAGCCGCTTCTGCGCGGCGGCCTGGGCGCCAAGGTCGGAAACCGACTTCGCTGATTGGGCTGCGGTCTGAGCGATCTCGTCCCGGAGAATTTCGCGCATCCGCGTTTCGACATCGACGCCGTTGCGGATCGCCTCGGTTAGCGCCTTGCGCTTCGCCTCGGCCTGCTGCGCGGCAGCCGCGCCTTGCAGATAGGCATTGGCGACATCCAGCGAGGCGCGTGTGTTGACTGCGAGCGCAAGCGATTGCTCCCGAATCGTTTTGATGGCTTCCGCACGCGCTTTGTCGCCGGCCTGCGTGATTTCGGCTTCCGCCGTCGCCGCGGTGACGACCTGTCCCGACAGTTCGATCCGGCGCCGTTCTTCGGCGATGGCTGCCCGCTGCGCCGGCGTCTTGGCTTCGAGCGCCAGTATTTCCAGTTCGTCGAGCCGGCGGGCTTTCTCGGCCGGAGCAAGCCACGTCTGAACAGCGCGCGTTACCGCGTCATAGGCCGCGGCCACCTGTTCGAGGTCGGCGACTTTCTGGCGTGCCAGCGGATCATTCAAGGCGCCGGCGAGGATGGCTTGCTGCTGCCGCAGGCCCTGCAAGTCGTTGAAGCCCGGCGTCACGTTGCGGGCGATATCACCGGCCAACACGGACGTGCGGGCGGCAAGCGCATCTGTTTTCGCCTGATCGGCGCGCCGCTGAAGCTCGTCGAGCTGCCGCCGGACATTGGCAATGTCGGCGTCGATGGTGGCGAGTGGGCGCTCGAAAAGGTATCGGGCACCCCAAGGTCCGGTGACCCTGGCGCGCTCCTTCTGCAACTCCTCGAGCTGCTGTTGCAGCGTCGGATCGGTGGCGCGATCGATGGTGCGGCCGATTGCATCGAGCGCATTCGAGGCGTTTCGCGTCACGAAATCCCAGGGGCGGCCAAGCGCCGTCGTTGCCTCGGCGGCATCGATCAGCGACGG